GAGAGACTATAATATACATGTATTGGAAAGATCATATAATTTATAAATCACAATAGTTAACTTAAGATTAAGATGTCTATATATAAATAGTCGTCTTAATTTTTTTCATGGCAGAAGCAGTTAAAAAAGAAGAACCAAAAAAGAAAGGTATCATCGGTAAAATCAAAGAAAACATAGATGATAAGGAAGAGCAACTAGCATTCTTATCTACAATTGTTAGGTTGGCCGTTCTTGTTTGGTCAGCAGGAATCTTAACTTTAGCATACGTTAAGTTGCCAGCTGCATTTAATATACCAGAGCAAAAACTGGATCCAACATTTATAGCCTCAGTTTTTACAGGAACCTTGGCTACTTTTGGTGTTGCAGCAGCAGGTAAGAAGAAAGGTGCAGATGGTGGTGGTGCTAATATTTCTAAGAAAGATATGGAGTTTCTAATTGCAAAAGCATCTGAAACCGCACCTGCTCAAACCATAAGGATTGAGTCAGCACCAGTAAAAATCGTTCCTGATACAAAATGAAGAACACAATGTCCTACTCTGATGTAATGCAAGTTTACAAGCAACCAATATCTGTGAAGTATATTCCTCAGATAATTGTGAGTCTTGTCTTCTTTGCGATTACACTTATAGCGACACCAGTTCTTGCAATTAGTGATGAAGTTCCTGTGATGTGGGTACAAGTTCCACAGTGGACAGATGATTGGGCAGTGTGTGCAGTAGATATTCCTGATGCAGCATGTCATTGGTATGTTGCAAATGCAGACAATACATTCGGTGAAGGATTTGATTGGGAGAATGCACCTTGGTTTGATGTAAACGGACTCAAGGATGTAGCACCAATACAGAAAGAAACTGTGATGGAAAAATTACAAGTAAGAGGTTTATATGAACAAGTGGTTAACAATTAGTTTAGGTGCTGTTATCGGCATTACCCATATTGGTATGATAGGTCTACTTTCAAATAGAGAAAGTAAATTGCCATCATTAGATATTCCAGTAGGCCCTTATACCTCATATCAAGCAGAAGTTAGTAAAGAAGGATATCGAATTAATTACAAAGCAAACGATCCGAAGACAATGTTCATTACAAAGGACATTAAAAAGAAAGGTGGTTTCTTAGGACTTGCAAATAATATTGAGAAGGTTACAGAAGAATATACAATGGATGGTGCTGTTCATAATAAAAGTGGATCAACCGAAACCACTGCCAGTAGTAAATCAGAAGCATGTATCAAAGCAATCGGAGGTGCAGAAGGAACAGGAAGACTTGTGGGTTCCAGTATTGGTGCTAGTGCTGCTCCTACTCTGTCTAACATTCCCTTTATTGGTTGGGTTGCTGCTGGTTGGGTAACAATGTTTAGTGGTAATCAGGGTGCAGAGATCGGTGGAAGTATGGCAGAAGATCTAAATAAAAATTGTTAGATGCCTCAAATCAAATTTGAAAAACAATTTGGTAAAGGCACAGACCCTTGGTATGCAAAGGCAGAGAGATGGGCAAAGAAACAAAAGAATCCATTTACTAGACATTTGCTTCTTGGTATGATACAATGGTTGAAAAATAAATGGATTGATGCTAAAATTGAAAATACAATGAGAGATGTTGATTTTCAATCGGAACAACTTTTAAAACAATGGGAGAAAAATGACAAACCAAAAACCAGACACATCGTGGAGAAAGGAGTATTTGGAACTGAAGGCTGGTCTATCGAAAAGACAAATCCAATTGTTGGAGGAGGGGCCCCATTCTCTGAGTCAGAGTTGGATACTGGGAGCACTACACAACGACTACAAGAAGATGAAGGGAATTAAGGATACAACTGAAGAAAACAAAGGTCAATTACAATCTTCACTCAAAGATTTTTTTAAAAAGACAGGTTAATTATAGTGTGGGAGTCCACACAATAATGCGTAATTATACTCAGGTGCTATACTAAATATTAGTGTACTGGAGTTGAAACTATCATGTCCCACTACGTTATTGGTTATCACGACCAACTTAATAATACTTATGAAATCTGCGAGTACGCAGAAGACGCATACAATGCAATAAAACAAGCACGAGAGGATTTGCCTGGTATGAAGGCTAGTCCTCTTTCTTGTGAGTATTGCATAAAAGAGGAATAAAATGAAAGATTTACCACTGAAATCAGCATCAATTATATTTGGTGTTATTATTCTAACACTTACAGTTCTACCACATCTAGCGTACGTATAGATAATACTAATTACATATATTAGTTTATGTTATCAACACAGTATCGTCTAAGATTGGAAGCGATTTGCAAAGATATTGCTTCGGGAACTGAAGTTAGTTTAGAAGATATGATATGGGCCAACAAACTTGCAAAAGCAAATACAAGTGCAAGAGGAATGATTAATCGAGCAAGAAAAATGTCACAAAATCCTGACGAATCTTTTCTGAATAACTTGAATATCGGAGACCCCGATTCAAGTAATCACCGTAGGGGTTTCGGAAGTCCAGAAGATGTGGTAGACTGGTTCCATCCAGATAGATCAGATGATTGGAGGCAAAGAGACTAATGGCATACAATGTTACAGTAATTGACACTGAAGAAAACACAACAACTATTGAAGTTGAAGGTGATGACTACATTCTTGATAAAATGGAGGAAGAGGGTATTGATGCTCCTTTCTCTTGTAGAGCAGGTGCATGTTCAACTTGTGCAGCAAAAATTACAGAAGGAACTGTAAATCAAGAAGATCAATCATTCTTAGATGATGAGCAGATTGAAGCTGGTTTTGTCCTGACATGTGTTGCATACCCCACATCTGATCTTACAATCGTATTAGGTGCAGAGGAAGAACTGTACTAAGTATAAATACTTAAAGATACATTCATTGCATGAAAAAATTTAACACAGCAGTTTTAGATATCACAATCTATATCTTAGATTTTCTTTACAGGGGTAGAGACTTCCAAAGGTTCTGGGTATTAGAAGTAATTGCAAGAGCACCTTACTTCTCATTTATCAGTGTGTTACATTTCCGTGAAAGTCTTGGACTTCGAGGAGAAGATCATATATACTTGATGAAGGAACACTTCTATCAGGCACTCAATGAAACGGAACACTTGGAAGAAATGGAGCTTAGAGAAGGTAACAGGTATTGGATTGACCGCTTTTTTGCCAAACATCTTGTTTTACTTTATTATTGGATTATGGTTGGGTACTATCTTTTCAATCCTGTTAACGCTTACGACATCAACATGAAGATTGAAAAGCATGCATACGAAACATATGTAAAGTATAGTGCATGGCATCCAGAAGATACAAAGATCGCAGAGATTGCACAGGATGAGTTAGATCATTCCAGAGAATTAAGAAAGGCAATGTTAATGGTCGCATGACAGTAGTTCATAGTGTCAACATTATGATCTTGATCCTCTTGATTTCTGTAGGAATTGTGATATACTACATATTGAGATACGACCATTACTTTCCAAATGATTAGTTTTTTACTTTTCAGTTCAAGTTTTTTAAACTTTATTTTTTATATTTTTGCAATCGGTTTTGTGGTTGCATTGGGATTAGAACAGATTGTCAAAAGGGGTGACAATGAAAGAGACATTTATATTGTAGAAACAAATCGGAAATACTTGTGGAGACAAAGTTGGATCATAAATGCCTTTTGGTTTTTAACTAATCTTGGTCTATATTTTGTTGCAAGAAATATAACTCCTGTAGATAACTTTTGGAGTGAGGGATTATGAAGAAAAAAGAAGAAAGAAAATACGCAGAGAATCGTGAAGAATACTTTCGTGAGTTTCATTCAGTAGTCGCACCAGTAGTTGTGTTTGATGGTTATGAATATGAAAGAAAGTATGATGAAGAGCCAAGTTTTTGTCTGCACCCAGATGAATAAACTAGTATTATTGATACCATTGTTCTTTATAACAATGTGTGGAGAAGCACCAGTGACACCACCAGCACATGCTTGTAGTCCTCGTTTGGATGGTAAACCTACTTTTTGTCCTCCGTTTGATGGTGATCTACCACCAAAACCAACTTTACCAAGAGAAGAAATGAGAGGTGATATAGATGTATGGAATCCTCATCATCTAATTCAAATGGAGCAGATGTTTATGAGAAATGCAAGAAAAACACAAATAGAAAAAAATATGACCTTACCTTCTGATGCTATAAATAATGCACTAGATAGTTTTTGGGAGCAAGAACATGGGAGCAATGGTTCCACCAAGTCGGAAGAGTTGTTATAACTTCCGAGTCGTGTCGATTGATAGAGTTGTTGATGGTGATACCATTGATGTTTCAATAGACTTAGGTTTTGATTTAATCAAAAAAGAAAGAGTTCGTATAGCTGGTATTGATACTCCTGAGAAGAGAACCAGAGACTTAGAAGAGAAAGCATTAGGACTTGATGCTACAGAATGGATGAAAAAGAATTTGGAGGACACCATTGCAGGAGACGACGAACTCACTATTAGAACAGAACTTGTTGGTGGTATGGGTAAGTACGGTAGGC